TCATCAACTTGTGAAACATATTTATTAAAATTTGCTTTATCTTTTTTTAAATTTGGTGTACTTTCAGTTACTTTTTTTTTCTTTTCCGAATCTTTAGAATCTTTAGAATCTTTACTGTCTTCAGTATCTTTATCATCTTGGTCATCATTATCAACATTTATATTGATTGTCGTATCGTCACCGTCAGAATCTTTTTGTGGTTCTTGATTATTTTCAGAATCTTTTTCATCACCTTGACTATCTTTAGGATTGTCAGATTTTTCACCATCTTCACCATCTTCACCATTTTTAGTCTTCTCTGCATTATCTTTTCTAAATTGTTCTTTTTCTTTTTCCTTTTCTTCTTCGGACGGTTCTTCTTTTTTCAATTTAGCATATTCTGATGCTTCTATAAGCCCCATTTCAAATAATTTTTCAATTTTATCAATAGAGAGATGAGAATATTTTGATACTGTTTTTTCTGTTAATGATTTTAGGGATTCTAATAATTGTTTTGCTTTATCTTTACAATCATTACATTCTACCTCTTGATTTGATTCTTCAATTCTACAACCAGATTCATCACAAATAACTCTACCGTCTTCAGTGATTTTAAAATCTTTGTTTTCAAGGATCATAGATTCATTAAAACCGTTCATTGTTGCGTTGTAATCTGATGGTGATGAAACAATGTCATAAGTAATAAGTTTAAACTCTTCAACTATGTTACCTTTTCCAAGTTTTCCAACACCTCTTGAAGATACTCCAATTTTAGCCCCAGCATCAATAAGAGCTTTTATTTGGTTAGACTCCGGGCTGTTATTATTTAAAATTACAGCTTCACCATAAACTTTACCATCTGGCTTCATTTTAAGATTTCTAATTTTAGCAATCGCTTTCCATTTATCAACTGTTGATCTTGGCGGATGTTCTAATTCCATTAGAGTATTATCTGTATTATTTTTTAACTCATTTTGATAATTCTGAACATTAGTTTCCCAGAGTTGTTTACTGTACATTCTACCATTTCTATTTCTCATCTCAGGCGTACTAAATACACCCTTGATAATATAGTTCTTGGAACCTGTACTTTCATTCATTTCTATAGAGTAATTCAACTCATTGAAATTGTCATCATACCATAATTTCATTATATTTCCTCAATTTCTATTTTAAATTTATTACCGGAGTTATCTGATACAATAACACCAGCATTATAAAAATCAGTGTACTTTTCTTCTATTTTATAATCACCTGAATAAGAGATTGAAGATTTTAAAGCATTTTCTAATTTTCTTACATTTCTTGATGCTTCTAATAATTTTTGTTTCTTACAGTCTGCTTTAGCTTGACCATCAAGATCTTTACAAGGACAATCACCTTTTCTTTTACGTTTTTGAATCTTTGAACCGGGAGTAGCCTGAGCTATATCCCCCGCTACAGTACCTTCAAAAAAATCAGCAAAATTTTCCATATCTATTCCTTATCCTTCTGAAGGAAGCATTTTAATATTACCTTTTTTATCAAGGTATCCAGCATCCACTAAAGATTTAGCCATTCTTCCATAATGACCTTGAAGCTGAGTATGTAATCCCTGTTTCATGAGTTTTGAAAATCCTTTTACGGTATCATCATCTGATAAATTACCACCCTCATAATCCATTATAAAATCTACAATATCATATTTTTCATTTACTTTATCTTTATCTTTTGAATCGTCTTTATCTTTATCTTTATCTTTAGAATCTTCTGAATCATCTTTATCTTTTTTGCCAAATGGATTTTGGTCCTCAAAAATACCTTTAGCATTATTTAATCTATCAAAGTAACCTTGTTCGGATATCTTTTCAGCCGCTTTTTGCTTTAGTGTTTCAAGCGCCTTTTCTTTAAAATCCATGTACTCTTTTTTCTGAGCATTTTGTACTAATTCTTGTGTTTCTTTTTCCATTTTTTTTGCCTTTTTATTTATTTATAAATCTTTAGTTTATCCACTAAATACTCCAAGTGGTTCTGAATATCTTTCGATTAATTCAGTATTGAGTCTTTCTAATTCACCCTGAGCTTCTGAAATTATTCTATCATAATTAATCTCGGCTCCACCTATTAAAGAACTGCTGTACTTCCCTACATTATTTCCCCATTGTAATTTTACCTTATTTAAAGCAAATTCTTTTATCCAAGGATCATTGTAAGAATCATCATAATCAATATTAGGGTAATAATTTAATGAAGCTTCAATAAGTGCTTGACCATCATAAGGATTAAAAATTCTTAAAATATGATTTCCTGGGTTGTAATTAAATTCAACTGTACTACCATAAATCGCTTGTAAAGTTTGAGAGTTTGCTAACATAGCGTACGCAAGACCCGGATCATTTTTACCACCACCTGTGCTTGGTCCCCCTGCGACACCACCTGCGACACCGGCTGCTGATACATTACCTGAACCAGGAATAGTAGATAAACTTGATGTTTGACCTTCAGCATTTACATAAGGTACATAATTTACAGGAATTTGAGACATCATAGGTAAACCAGCCCATAATCCATTACCACCAGATAACCAATTACTTAGTCCATCTGAAAATGATACACCCATAATATTTTTTACTCTTTCATCTAATAAATAATCTTGAGTTCCTGAACTAACATCAATAACAAAAAGCATTTTTTCCATTGAGTCAAAGGCAAAATCAGACCATTTTCTAAAAGTTTCATCAATCGCTAATAGAATTTGATCATCTGTTACATCGACTGTTATTAACGGTTCACCTAAAGATGTTCTTATATATTTTATAAATTTTTCTTCAGAATCTATTTTACGATTTTGTTGTTTTATGTTTATTTGACGAGGTTGATTCATTACCAATTCCTACTTTCTATGTCTTTTAACCATTGAAGGTCTACGCTTAGTTTTCTTTCTATATAGTTTATTTTTTCTTTTTAATTTAGCTTTATTTTTTCTATAATATTTTTTACGTTTTTTTCTATCTTTAATTTTTTGTGATTTATTTCTCTTTTTTGATCTATTTAATTCTCTTTTTTTTGTTTTAAAATATTTTACTTCATCTAACGATTCAGACTCTTTGGACTCTTCAATTTCATCTTCAATTTCATCTTCATAATCATCTTCATAGTCATCTTCATAAATTAAATCCATTATAAATTCACCCAATTGTTGAACTTCATCTTGTGTAAGTTCATCCAAAATTTCTTCTATATCATCACAATTAAATTGTTCTAAATCATTAGATATTTCTTCAGCACTTGTATCAATATTCTCGATTAATTCCTTAAAATTCATAATCAACCTTTTATCTTTATTTATAAATTATAAAGGGTTATAAATAAGAATAAAAAGGATAGAAATGAATTTATGGGAATCTTTGAAAAAAAGTTTTGTTACAGACCCATTACAGGACGAGCTAAAAAATCCTAGTAGTGAAATTGATATAAAACATAACTTAAAAACCCTTAGCGATGACCCCTATCAAGGCGCTTTAGTATTTAGTTCAGGTGAGTCACAAAATGATTATTTTGGTTTCGGTGGTGTATCTCAATTTGATTATCAAAACTCCGTTATGGAAAAATATAGAGAACTCGCAACTGATCCTGAAGTTTCTAATGGAATTGATATAATTATGAATGAAATTGCATATACAATTAATCCTGATATTTTCAAAATAGATATAAATGAAGAGAATGAAAAAATAAAAGAGGCTATTACAAATGGGTTTGAAGAAGTTCTCAGTATATTAAACGTAAAAGAAAATATTTTTAATATTTCAAGACAAATGTATATAGATGGGCAACTAAATGTATCTCTTGTTTACCAAACAAATACACTCAAAGAAGGGATAAAAGCGGCTCATATTTTAGAACCTATGAATCTTTATTTTGACAAAGATGATAAAAATTGGAAATATAATAAAATAAATGAAGAACAATACGATACTCTTTACAGTACAGATGAAACTAATAAAGATTTAACATTCTCTGAATCTGAATTGGTACATGTTGATTACGGTATTTATACTAAAATAAGATCCGGTGATAGTGCTGGAAACATTAGAACTGAATTCAATGTAAATTTGGGATATCTTGAAAATGTTTTTAAGACTGCTAATCTATTACAAACATTAGAAAATATGTTAGTTCCTTTAAGATATTCAAGATCAGTATCAAGACGTTTGTTTAATGTTGATGTTGGAGACCTTCCACCTAAATCAGCAAAAGAGGCTATGGATAAAATTAGAGCAGAGTTCAAATACAAAAAGACTTATGATCCTGCAACTGGAACTATTAAAAATATTAAAAATACTCAACCTCTAGTAGAAGATTATTGGTTTGCTAATAGATCAGGAGGAAAAGGTACAACTCTTGAAACAATGGATGAAAAGGGTGGTTTAATGGATTTAGATGATATTAGACACGCTTCAAGAAAATTGTACCAAAGTATGAAAATTCCTAGTTCAAGAAATCCTTATTCAGATGATGAGCCAAGATTTAGTTTTGATAACACTGAAATTACACAAGAGGAATTAAGTTTTTATATTTTTGTTTCAAGACTCAGAGTACCTATTTCAAAACTTATTAAGCAAACTTTAAGAAGACACTTAGTATCTAAAAATGTATTTAGTGATCAAGAATGGAAGAGTTATGAAAAGAAAATAGAAGTAGGATTTACACAAGATTCAACATTCCTTGAAAATATGAAATCTGAAATGTTTTTAAAGCAAATGGAAAACTTTAGTAATATTAAGGAAACGATTGGTGAGTCTGTATCTCTTGAGACCGCAGTTGAGTACACATTTGGTTGGAGCAATGAACAGTTAAGAGAAGAGCTTGAAAAGATTGAAGAAGAAAGAATGAATCCACTTTATGATCAATTCTATGAAAGAAATGAAGAAGACGATAACGCTGCTTGGGGTTAATTAAAAGGACATTTTATGAAAGTGTATACGCAAGACTATATAAATTATACGTTGGCTGGTGTTTGTACTTTTCTTTCAGACGAGACTCTGAAAATTATGGGTTACGGGAATTATAAAAATCTGTACCCAAACAGAAAATCACCCATTTTAGTTTATTCCAAGAATGGAGAGCTAGAAGGGGTATTGTTTGGAGAGATAGACGGTAAACACAAAATGATTCACCCTGAGATTATTAATGAGTTATGGAATTTAGAAACAGGTCAAGACTTGTACCCCGAGTTGTTTATTTAGATTGTTTAGATTATTTTAAGGTTATTACTGTATAATAGTACAAACTTAAAAGGATATAAATGTACATTTTTACCTCTGAATCGGTAACA